ACAATTCCCGAACCAATTCAACAGATTCAGCCGGAATATAGTCAGTCTGAACCGGACGCATGGCTTTAGAAATTAGATGATCATGTCCGCAAGATTCTAACCATTTTTCCAACTCCTTGCCAGACTTGAATTTTAATTCCTTGCCAAGTTGAGCCAATGACTTCCCACGAAATACAGCCAGTTGCTTGCCATCTTCATTCATAACAACCGACTCGAATTGGGTTTCAGTTTCTCTCACCACCGCTTCGGGGCGACCTTGGATGAGTGCTAACATTCCTGCACCGTGAATGGTGACGATAGAGGCACTGGATTCTAAAACAAATCGCTGATCTTTCATGGAACTGGCTTGGGCTTCGGCAATTCGGACTTGCAGACGGAGTGCTTCTAATTCATCGTGTTGCTGAGGGATGACGGTTTCGGCTTCACGGGTTTTAACAACAAAGTAAGATTGAGCTTGAGCGATTTCCGGTTTGCGGACATCACCATTCATGGCGATAAGATATGCCGCGTAACGAGATAATTTATAATCCTCTTGACTGACTCCCCCTCCCTGAGTGCGTTTCACCATATTGCCGACTATGGCAAAATGGTTTTCCGTCAACTTCCCTTGAATTTGACATGACACAATAGCCCGTTGAATCGCATCGGCAAAGCGTCGATATTGCTTATACCCCAACAAACCCATCAACTCCCGTGCTAACCAATACTCACAACCTTCACGGTCAATGCGCTTAATGGAGTCAAAAGGGGATTTGGGTTGACAGTGATCTTGATTGCCAGACAATGCTAAACTAGACATATAACCCTCCTTTGGGTTTAATAACGATTTTTGAGAAAAGCTGGAAAAGTAGTAAGTTCCGGCTTTTCTCTTTTTCTATTGTACATCATTACCTTTCAAATTATCGACAATATTGTGATAGGATTAAGTTAATTTTAACCATATAAACAATGCAATATTACTTCGATCTATTTGTGGTTAAGAGATTATCAAGTCAATGGAGTTCGATAATAATTCCATTAACTCCCACCTCTCAATTTTCCTAATTCTCCCCTCTGATTATTTAACACCCCAACAACCTTAAACAAATCTTGATTTTTCCGCGTGATACTACCCTCCAAAGCATTGAGTCTGTTTTGACGTTTAATACCCGATGCTGACCCGTCCAATGGCTGTTCCTTGAGTGCCGTTATCTCCCGTCGCAGTGTTGCTATTTCGGATTTAATTCCCGTCAATTGTTTCTGGGTTTCTCCTATTTGACCCTTGAGGATTTGGATTTTCTCATTCTGTAATGGCGGTAATCTCAAGTCTCTAATATCTTGAATAACCTCGCCCAACTGCTGTTGTTTAATTTGTTTCTCTAGCTGCAACTTATTCAGTTGAGTTTCTAGTTTTTTAGTTCCTTTCCCAGCCGTAGCAAGCTGTTGAATCTGTTGTTGAATTTCAGTTATCTTAGGCTCTAATTCAGTCAAGGCTTGATTAAGGATGTTCCGATCTTTAATCATTAACGATGCTTTATCGGCTTGATAAGTTAATGGTTCTATCTTGATTTCTCTCATGTTTAGAGATTGTTTTAATTTATTCTCAATCTCATCTAATTGTTTAAATAGTTCCCCCCTCTCAATGGCTTTCCCTTTCACGTCAAAGAATACGGGTTTACCAGCATCTTGTCTGACCTTCTCCCATATTTGCATGGTGTTATCTGCGTTATCTCTAATTAGATTTGAGCTATCAAGGTTATATCTATTAAGCTGTTCTAATAGAATATTTTGCTCATTTAATAATTTCTTTTGAGCATCATTTAATGATCTAATTCCATTCCCCGTTACTTCCCCCTGTTCCTTTAATACCGTGTATTTACGCTGCCAATCCTGATATTTACCTATGGTTTTTCTGAGTTGACCTTGTACATCATCGGGCTTGATAGATTCCCTGACCTTAACATCAGAGGCTTTTTTGCCATCCAAAGATTTCCAGAGCTTATCAACTCGCTCGTAACTTGACCCCTGCCAATTATCGGATGTTGATGTTTTAACTTGGTTTTGCCAGTATGCAGCTTGATCTTCTGCCCATTTTAAAAACTTGTCTTCCTCAATTAATCCATTCTCGGTAAATACTTTAAACTGGGTATCTTTTTTAATGGATCTAATATTGGACTGGACAATGTTGTACTGTCTGAGGGTTTCGTCAGCCAACTGTCTAATGGCTTCATAACCAACCTTTCTGCCTGTACCTGGTGATAAGGTTAAATCTTCAGGTGAAAGCCCGTTAGCATCAAGCCACCGCCTAACCTTGAGAGCTTTTCCCGTGGCATCAACACCATCGTCAATCTTCTGACCGAGATCAACCAAGAAGCCTATATTCCAATCCTGACCTATAGCTTCCAACTTCTTAACAGCATCCTCAACTTGAGTGATTCTTGACTCAACCATTGGGGATAGATTTTTCTCCCAGGATGGGGTTTGCTCGTCCCCAAACCGTTGTTTTTCGTATTGCTGATAGGTTTTATTTTGTGACTTTAAAGATTCATCAAGGTTAACTCGGCTCGCACCAGCTAACGCCTTTAACCGTTTAACTTCCTCTGTAATTTCACGGGATATTTTTCTAAGCTCTACTGTCGCGTTATACGTTCCCACATCCGAACTAGGAATTTGGGCTTTGGTTATAGGAAGTTTGGAGGTATCAGTTAGGATGCCGTCAATTTCTTTCTGTAATTGTTCGAGTTTTTTAGTCTGTATAGCAATATCGGAAATAGTTGATTTAGCATTATTTAATCCGGGTCTAAATCTACTCTCTAGCTCCTTTTTGAACTTAGGGACTTGAGTTTTAATGTCCGTAGCATCTTGAATTAATTTATCTAGTGGTTGCTGTCTCTCTATTTGACTAAATGGCTCATAAGTTTGCTCATAGTTTCTAGTTTTCTTAACTCTATTCTCCCAATTCAATATCTGTGATTCAAGTTCTTTGGCTTGCTTTTCTAGTTGCGCTCCGGTTTTTAGATAACCCATTCTCCCTAAGATTGATTCAGTTTGATTGGTTGTAGCTGTGAGAGTTTGATCGGTTCTTTTCAATAGTCTAACAGAACTATCAATCTCGGCCTTAACCCTTTTTAGTTCGGCGCGAAGTGATGTCAATTCATTTTGAATATCACGCCCAAAAAAGTTCTCAGGGTAAAGAGGATCTAATAGGTTTTGATAGTGGGATTGGAGTTCAGTTAATTTAGATTGTAAACCCTCTAGGTTTGTTTTTTCAATCAGATTAGACACGGGTTCTATAATTAATTTAGCACGGTTATTTGCTTGTTCTAGCCCCGCTATTTTCTTGTTAGGAGGGATGAAACCTTTAGACATTTGGCTGTCTATCTCGTTAGATATTTGAGCCTTTAAGCTATTGGTAGCATCGGACAGACTAGATCCTTCATTCCCTAGATTCTCAACAGCTTGGTTTCGTAGTTTGGCTGCGGGTGTGAGATTGGGGATATCTAATTGATTAAGTGCCAGATTAGCTTTTTCAAGTTGCAATCCGATGGCGTTGGCTTTTTTTTGGGCTTGTTCTATTTTTGTTTGAATCCGAGCCTGTCTAACTTCTCTAATTCTAATTTCTTCAGGTGAGACGAACTCCTTGGGATTCCGTTTGTTCATGCGACGAAGACGGACATTAAATCTGCTCTCATCGGATCTAATTTTAGCTAACTCAATTCCTAGATCCTTGATTTCTTGTAAGGCTTCGCGTCGTTGTTGTAGCCCGATTTCCCTCTGTTTGATAATTTTACCAACTGCAATCTCTGGAGTGTCTAAAGTCACATCATCGGGAATCATTGGGACGTAATCATCCAATCCCACAACCTGACGTTTTTCTTGTGCTTCGATTGATTTAATTTTATCTATAGCTCTCTGTATCCGGTCATCAGAAATACCACGCTTTTTGAGTCTACGTTTTAAATCACTCCATGACTTAGAAGGTTTATCTTTTAATTCGTCAAAAATTGCCTTGGATTCGGAACGGGAAAATCCCAAATTCTTTAACCACAATTCCGAAGGACTGGTTAGTTTTTCTAATTCAATCCTGAGTTTATCTTTATCAGCTAAACCCTGCAATGTTTTAAAGGCTTTACTTTTGCGAGATATCCCCTTGACATCCAATAAATCATCAATAGAACTAACTTTATTCTCTTGTAAATAATTGATTAAATCATCTAATTGTTTTTTAGGTAAAAATTCTTTTAATCCCTCTCTAATTTCTTCAGGCGTGGCGCTGTTTAACTCAACTCCATTTAAAAATAATCGGGGTTGAATCTCAATCACACCTTGACCCGGCAATGATTCAGTCTGATTCTTGCGACGTTGACGGATCTGTTCTGCCGTCTGCACCTCTCCCGTCGCTTTGGCTATCCGGTGAAGTTGAGAGGCAAGGGCAACATCTACAAGTCCCCGTTCAACAGCCTCCCTGACTGGAGATGGGATCGAAATTCCTGGTGAAGCGACACCCGACCCCGGAACCCGTGCCTTTTTCTGTGACAATAGAATCGCTGCTAAGATACCCGCAGCTAACCATTTGGGCGGTGCATTAAATAACTTTCTTTTTTTAGATGATTGGCCGTCCTTGTCTAGCTCATCTTGATTAGAGGGATCTGCCAAACGGGGAGATAGTACACAGCGACACATAACGTGCATCGGCGGGGTATTAGCTGAAACAGTCTCTATATCATTAAGATCAATAGTCATCCCGTGGCGGTCTTCGCACACCTGACAACGGCGATCATCCATGATTGACAGGAAAACAACATGAGACACTAAACCCGAATCCTTGTAAGTCTGCAACCTTCCGGCGTTATAAGCAAAAGTCAGTTCAGTGCGGGCTATCTTTTCAGCGCGATTCTTGAAACCCTTATCACCTAACTCTGAATTGATCCGCTTGAGAAGTTCTGATCTGTTTATCGGTTCCCCTGTTTCGGATTGGGGTTGGATTGCTGCAAATAGATGATTCTTAATTTTCCCCCATTGAGTTGTCGAGATGTCAGATGCCAGAGTTTTTGAACGATTAGCGATCGCAGTCTGAGCAGGGACATTCTCTATAGATGCTAATTCCGTATCTAGTAGATCCTCATCAAAATTAGCCGTTCCCTTTTTCTGTTGAGACTTAATTTCATTGTTTCCATGTTTCCGCCCGATGTTCCAACCCCCTAACCACATTCCATAAATTGATTTAGTCAACTCAGGAATTAAGACGGCTTGATAATCCTCAATTGCCTTTGAGTCCTTGGTTCTAATCGCTCCGTCTAAATCCTTTAATGCTTTAGAAACCACGCGACTAAAGGCATCGGTTAAAGTATTAACCCCACCACTCTCTAATCTATTCAGATTAATTTTTATCGACTTTGGCTTAACGTAGTCAGGTGTTTTAGCTCGGAATATTGCGGAACTATTTGGAGAGAAAACGGAGTCAAACATAATCTTTTCAATAATTAATTATTATAACATCAAGTAAACAATTCTCTAACCTTCTTAACAGATACCTCCTCTGGATTAAATTGCTGCTGCTTAACTTTTTCCTTGAGTACATCCTGTTCTGATACCCCATCGGAAAACGTAGGATTGGGACAAGATGATCCAATGATCACCGAGTCCCCTGCATCCGGTGAACGTTTCAGTCTAGCCCGGACGTGCTTCTTACTCTCACAAGCTATCTGTCTATCTTCCCCACCTTTTCCCGATAATGAGTAACGGTGTGATGATAGATCCTCGAATACCTGATCCTCAATATCTCCGAGGGGTGCGATCGCTATTTTCCCTAACCTTAACCCGTCCCTAAGTTTCCAGAATAGCTCGGTCTTACGGTTTGAAAACTCATGGTTATTTTCAGCAGATTCTCCAAAAGCACAACCACGGACAAAATACCCCTGTTGTTTTAATCGTGCTAACGTCCC